ATTTGTCTTAAACTTTTATTCGTGTTTTTGTACAGTTCAAATAATTGTTTGTCGTACCAGTGCCAACTATCACATTCTAAATCTACGTTATTTAACAGGTCGTTGTAAGCTTCGTTTTCTTCTGTGTTGTTTTCTTCTGCTAAATTATAAACATCGTCTAAAGGTATAAATTTAATTTTGTTGTTTTTGTTCACGTGCTGAAGGAAAGTATTTTTTAAAGCCAACCACATATAACCCTTACTTATGTTTCCGTCTTTGAATAGTTTTTCTTCACTGCTCCATTTCATTAACATTATGTAAGTTTCTTGTACGATGTCTTCAGCAAAAAAGTATTCGCCAAATTGATTAACCATTTTAACCCATTCGTTATGATGCTTTGCAACTTTAGTTAACCATTCCAATTTATATTGTTTAGATATTAAGCAAATGTATGATTAATTTTTCAACAATAAACAAACGAATTTATTAACAATTAGTTGTGTACAACAAAAAAAGCGCAAACAATTAAGTCTGCGCTTACGTTTTTAAGTTAAAAATTTTATTTGTTTACGAAGTAATCTATTTTTTTAAGCGTTGATAACGAAACGTCTTTGCCCTGAAGAAAATTTGTAAGCTGGAAAAAATGAAATTTGTTTCCTTTGCCCTGTATTTCTTTAACTATGCTATTTCGTGTTTTTAACCTTAAAATGTTTTTTACTTCAGTTCTTAACTGCTCGTCTTGTATGTGCATATTAAAATAATTTTGTTTGTGCTGTGTGGTTGTTTATTCTTTGTATTGCTTTATCAAAGTACTCTTTGTCAAGTTCACACGCTGTTAAATCAAATTTGTAATCGTGACAAGCTATTGCAATACTTCCTGAACCTAAATGTGTGTCAAGTATTTTATTGTTTTCTTTTGCGTATTTATCTAAAATCCATTTGTATAATTGATATGGCTTTTCAGTTGGATGTATTCTTTTTTGTTTGTCTTTCATATTTGGCTGAAGCATTCCACTCCATAAATACCTTACAACTTTTGCGGGTTTATTAAAACTATTCCAAGCCATTTCACAATCTGCAAAATCATTTGAATATTTTTCTTCGGTTTTTTTATCCCAAATTATCCAACTTTTTGTTAATGGTAATTCAAAGTAATTTCCGCCCCAAATAATTTGATTTTTAGAAACTCTAAATAATTCATTAAAATATTCTTGATTTGGTACATTATTATCCCAATCGGTTATGGCTGAATAACAATTCCTTTTGGTAACACCTCCTTTTATGCTTTGAGTATAATTCATTTTATGAATATTAATCCCATAAGGCGGGTCTACAATAGCCAAATCAAAATACTTATCAGGATAACGTGCCATTAAAAGCATATTGTCTTCGTTAGTTATTTGTATTTTGTCGGTTAATTGCATATCAAAACGGTAAATCATCGTTTGCGTCTCCGTATTGTTTTATTTGTGGTTCATTATTTTTTATTTGTGGCTCATTTTTTACAAATGGCTCACTAAAACTTGCTGACATAAATTTAACTCCTTTTGCTGAAGTTTTCATCCATAACGCTATTTCCATATCCTTGCCGTTTACGTTTACTTTTCCTTTGTAATCTGGGTGATTTTCCGCTTTTTTGTTGTCGTTCTTAAAAATTGCACCTGTGTTGTTTCTTGTTTCCATTTTTATTTATTTAGATTGTTTGTATTCGTGTTTTAGTCGCTCCAAGTATAGAACAAAGTCCATCGCTTCTTCTTGTGCGTGTGTAAGCCATTCTAACGTGCTTAAATCCGTTCGTTCTAGCGTTGTTTTGTATTTCTTTATTCCAGCTTCCGAACGTTCTTTAAATTTAGCCATTACGCTTAAAACGTTTTTGTCTTGTATTTGTATGTTCATATCAACCAATTAAAAAATTTGTAAATACCAACGGCAGCAAAACCATAAATTGCTATCCAAATAATAATTGCGATTGTTTTCTCTTTCATATTTTTACGTTATTATCATTAATAAATTGATGTAGTTTTACCCTTACTTCAAACATTGGTTCGTTACCGTTGTATTTGTATTCGCTTCTTAACCACTTGTCAAACTCCGTAAGTGTTAAATAATAATTTAATCCATTGTTTGCAAAGTCGTATTCGTCTTTTTGTTCAGGTAAGTTAAATTCAAGTATTGCTTTCATATTGTTTCAATTAAACTGTTAAAATAAATTCTTGCTTCTTCTACTTTGTTTTGTATTTCCCAAATAACTGTTTCATCTCGTTCTATTTTAAAGACTTTTACTTTTGTTTGTTCTGGCAAATGGTCAAAGTTATGCTTTTTTTCTACGTATTCCCTAATTTCTGCGTCTTCGTCAATTTTAAAATGTTTCCAGTGTTCCCTGCGTATTTCGTCTTCAACTATTTCTAACGGAGTATTGACTAAACAATAACAAAGTAGTGCTTCGGTCTTTCCTGTAAGCCACATATAACCCATCAATTGATAGTAATAATCTTTTGTAGGTATTTCGTCTTCAAAGAACGGAAACGTGTGTGCTTCGTAACTGCATTTTATGTCTAATAAAACATCATTCGTGTTTACGTCAGGCGTTCCTGTTATCCATTCGTTGTTAAAATGTTCTTCGTTCTTAAATATAAACCCTAAACCCAAAACATCGTTTACCAAACTAATTGCTTCGTCTTCGCATTGTAAACCTTTGTCCGTGTAACGTGAACTAAACTCTTTTTTAATTCCGTATTTGTGTTCTAAAACAAGTTCTTGGATGTAACTCTTTGCTGTTTTGCTTAATATCTCGGTCTTAATGCGTGGAGCGGTCATCAACCGCCCCAATGCTGAACAACGTATTTTCATACTTCTAACGTTTTTAATTGTGCTTCCGTTAAACTAAACTTTGTTGTTAGTTCTTCAACTGTATATTCTCCTTTGCTTATTGCGTCAATAGCTTTTTGAAACCGTGCGTTGTCTATTGTAGACTTTTTAGGTTCGTGTTTTACTTGTTCGCCACTTGCGTCTGTGTCTTTGTCCGAAACAATACCCAAAATCGAACTCAAACAGTAACGACGAAAATAAGTGCAACCGCTTCCGAAACTTTGGTATAAATTCATTTGTTTTAATTCAATTTGTGGAATTAAAGTATTGCTTTCTAAACTTTCACCGCTTTCAACGTGAAATAAAATAGTAGCTAAATAGTTTTCGCCATCCTTTGAATTAAGTAATTGCGTAAACCCTAAACCGTGTTTTTTTAGAAGTGGGTTTATTACTTCAAAGATTTTTGGTAAGTCTGCATAGGTGTAACCGTAACCTTGTGTAGCTTTGTGAATAACAGGAACTTCTTGTTGGAACGCTGCTAAACTTTTAAATAAATGTTTCATAGTTAAATGATTTAAGTTAATAATATATGCAAATATAAATAAAGTTATTTAATAAACAACTATTTTTAATAAATATTTTCAAAAAAAATTGTTATTGGTAGTAAAATACCTTTGCTTGTGTTATTGTCACCGCCTAAAACATCGCGGTTTGTTCCTATCCATTTCCTGCAGTGTTCTTTTAATTTGTCCGTTTTTATAATTACGCAGTGAACATCGCTAAACCAAAAACAATAATAGTCGGCTTCGCTTGTTGCTATTCCAGAAGGTTTGTTTCTACTTTCATATTCTACAAAAACGTTTTTAGTTTCTAAACAACGAAAGTCGCGTTTAACTTCTACTTTTTTTTGCAGTAAGTTCCCAAGTTCTTTTTCATAAACTTGTCCTACTTCTAAATCGTGTTTAAAGTCGTTGTTGTAATTCATTTTAGTTTTTGTTTATAGGTTTCTATTAATTCTTTTAATTCGTCTTTTGTCCATTTTTTAACTTCGTGTGCTTTCGCCTGAAGCTCCATTAATCTTTGCGCTCCTATTCGTTTTTCTATACCTATTTGATAGTTTAACAGGTTACCGCTTAAATAAGTGTTACAGGCTTCGCATTGCAAGTGTACGTTGTCTTCGTTAAACCTTACGTTACTATGTCCGCCTTGCGAATAATAATGACCTGCATTTTCTTTTTTACAAGGTTTATTACACGATATACAATTTAGTCCAGCGTCACGAACACGAATAAATTTATTAAACACTTGTTGCGCTATTTTTAAATAATCGTTTGCAGTTTTTAAGTTCTCAACTAACTTCTTTTTCTTCTTGTTCCATTCCTTTAACTTCTGCGTTTCAACCATTGCTTTTATACATTCGTTTTTTAAACAAAACTTTTGCAAGGTGCTGAACGGTGTAAATTCTTCTTTGCAGTTAAAACATTTTTTAGTTCGTGTTTTCACAAGTCTATATTATTTTGTGTAAATGTTTCCAATCTTTTAAAAGCCATATCAAAATAAATTTTTTCTTTTTCTATTCCAATAAATTTTCTATTTAATTTTTTTGCAATTAAACCTGTAGTTCCATACCCAAAAAAACAATCTAAAATAACATCGTTTTCTTGCGTAAATTTTTCTATAAAATGTTTTGCAACATCGTCTTTCATAACCGCTTTATGTTCTTTTGGCATATTTGAATTTACTGAAGTTGTTATAATATTTTTTGTATAAGTAGTATTTGATTTTAAACTTTCATTTCCTAATATTAAAAAGTATTCAACTGCGTTTGTAATATTTTTACCACTTGCAGGCATCGGATTTGATTTTTCCCAAATATGAATGTCAACTATATTTTTATTAAAAAATCCTATTAATTTATAAACGTCTTGTCGGTTGTAATAATTTGCCTGAATATTATAAAAAACGTGTTTTTTAGTTACTCTTAAAAGTTGAGTAATTACATCTATATTTAACTGAAGCCAATTATTATTTATGTCTGTAAAATTAGAATATTTGTCGTTTCTTTTTCTATTGTACGGTGGTGAAGTAAAACAATAATCAACTTCGTTTTCGTTTAATAAAGGCAATATTTCCAAACAATCTGCGTTTATTAATAAATCATTTTCAATTTTTTTTGTGTTTATTACGTTCATAAGTCAATATTGTTAAATTCAATTTGTCTTTTAAGGTTCTGAATTTCTTGTTTTTGTTCCAAATTTAACCGCTCTAAATTAAAGTTTGTTTGCCTTGCAACTCTAAACTCTTTTTCCAAGACTTCATAAACAACCATTGCTCGTCTTATGTCTTTTAAAGAACTTTGCATTGAAGTTATTAAATCGGTTCTTTTTGGGTGGTTCGTTTTTATCTCGTATAAACTAATTTCTAATTTTATACAAGTGTGGTTTAAGTTTATTCTACTGCTCAATAAGTCAAGTTCCATTTTAAAAAATATTTAAGTTAGTTTTTGATGTTGGTCTAAATTCAGAAATTACGTCTTTTCCGTAAACTTTAAAACCAAGTCCGTAATTGTATTCGCAATAAACAGGGTCGTTTAAGCCAGTGTGTTTTCCGCCTGTGTCTACGTCTTTTATTTTTTCAGTTGAAACCCAAGTAACATATTTCATAACATCGTGCTTAATTAGTCTGTGTACAACTATCATATCGTCGCAACGATTTGTAAATGCTTTTCCACCTTCTACGTGGTCTTTTAACGGTGCTTTTAAATGTCCTTTAAAATCTCCTTCAGTATAAATATTAGAACTCCTTCCGCTTTCAGTATTTGGGTGCGTGTTTATGTAAATTGTCATTCCTGTTTTGTTTACAAATTGTCGTGCTGCATTCATAAATTGATAGTTACCTTCGTAAGTCATATTCCTATCAAGTCCTGTAAATGGGTCAATAAGTGCAACATCGCATTCGCTTTGTTCAAATATTTTAAATAGTTCTTCGTGTTTGTACAGTCGGTCATTCTTTACAAATGTAAAATATTGCTCTAAATATGCTGAATAGTTTCTAATTTCATCGTGTGTTAATTGCTTAAAATTTATTCCTGCATACATTTGTATTAAGTCCCGCAAAATTTGTCCGTGCTGGTTCTCACCGCTCCAAATGATAAACTTTAATTTGTGTTTAAGTGCAAGTGCTAAAAAATACCAATTAATAAAATAAGTTTTTCCTACGTTGTCGTGTCCTAAAATTATGTTTACTTGTTTACGTTTAAATTTTAAATAGTCATCAAGTCCGTTTCCAAGTTCCAATCCGTGTTTAATTTTACCGTCTCTGTAGTTTAATAAATAATCAAGTGCTGAACCGTTAGTTAATATATCCATATTTTCTTGCTTTTATTTCTTCAGGTGATATTCCTTCGGAAGTTGGTTCGTTTTTCTGTAGCCATTTTACAGCCGTTAAATATAAACTTTTATATTTAGTATTTTGCTTGTAATTTTCAATGTCGTTTAATACGTTGTTTATTTGTGTAATTGTATGTTTATCTAATAACTTTTTTACTTCGTATTCAGAAATAGACAAATGAGCGAAGCTCCTATATATATCTTTTACATTTACATTAACATTATCATTAACACTTACAGCTATGTTTGCTATCGGTTTTATGCGTTTGCTATCGTTTGCTATATTTTGCCATCTTTTTGTTGCTCCTGCTATTCCTGCATCACTTCGTTTTTGTTTCTTATCGCCCCATTTTAACAAGTCACGTTTTAAACTTTGTTTAATTGGTTCAAATGCAATTTCAGTTATTAAGTCTTCGCATTCTGGGTTTAAATCATTTACATACTTTAAAATATGTTTAAACAATTTTCCTGCTTGTTCGTCTGTTAATTTTTCTATTGTATGTATTATGTCACTATACAATATAAACCCTTTTTTTTCTTCAGCCATACTAAATTTTTTAAATAAAAAAACCCCTGTAAAATCCGTTGCGTCTAACTTCAACTTCATAAACAAGGGTAATAATTCCTTTTGTACTTATAATGTTAGACGAGTACAATTGCAAATTTAAAAATTATTTTAACATAAACACGAATTAAAATAAATTATTTTTTATTCTTGCTTGAATTTTACGCAAGTCAACTAAATTTTTTGCTTCTTTTATTTCTTTTCGTAGGTCAAGTTCTGGACGTTCTAAACTCAAAAGAAGTTTATAATATTCTATGTCGTGTAAAAATAGTTTGTCGTTTGTCTCAACTAAATTTTTGTAAGTATTTAAACCGTGTAAAATTGTTGCGTGGTTCATATTGAACAGGCTTCCTATTCCTTTTAGTGTGTGTCCGTCTTCGCGTAGCTTCCTAAACAAATAAATGCGCCTGTGTACTATTTCACGTTTTCTGTTTTTTTGTGCAAGTCCGTCTTGTTCTATTATTTCTTTTATTAGTTCTATCATTGTTCTATTTGTTTAATTTCTAAAATAATATCGTCATTCTTTTGTATTAAGTTTTTAACGTGCTGGATGTCGTAAGCTTCAACTATTCGTGTTTCTAACTTAACAGGTGCGCCAACATACGCCCAAGTTTTAAATGTTGCTTTAAATCGTTTCATTTCTTTAAATTTAGTTTGTTCGTTTTTTTTTATTCTGCAAATTTCAAGGTATAACCCTAAATCAAATGAACCGCGCCATTGTCTTTGCCACCAATCTAACTGGTCGTATATAGTTCCGCTTGTCATAACTCGTGGTAAAAATTATAATTACTTTCATCGTTACTCGCTTTCCATTCCCAGAAGTTATAATGTACCAAATCACTGTTTATTTCTTCCTGCATTTCTAAACGTAAATCTTCTAAAATACGAACCCCAAGAACGTGCGGTTGTAAATTATCGTCTGTTTCTGTTAACCACTTTTCGCTAACATCAACGTCAAGTTCAATAAACGCATATTCACTAACTTCATCGTAGTCGTTAAATTCCCAAGTTCCTGCTATTGAATAAGTCCAACCTGTAAATTCATAGGTTAATTCCCAACCTTTGTTCCAAAATTCTAAATTTCTATTTTCCATCTTACAACGCTTTTAAATACATTAAACAATAGAACATACCACCCAACACTATAAACGCCGTTAGAGTGCCTAAAAAGTGCCTTAAAAACGATTTGTGTTCTTCGGTTGTTGGTGTAAAGTAATCAATTAATTTTTTCATAGTACCTATTTTTGATAAATGGTTTCAAGACAAAGTTAATCTACCAATTAAAACGTTATACGCTTAGAATATTATGAAATACATTATCTCAGAATCAAGGTTGGATGATATTATTCAAAAATATTTGAGTTCACAATTGTCAGACTTAAAAGAAGTTGAAAAAAGTGAATCGGACAGTGAGGGACGCCAAATTTGGTATGTTGATAAATCAGGTGAACCTTTAGTTGTTATTTATCCTCGTTACCACGGGGGAGACTTGTTAGTTCTCAGGAGAGTGATTTATGAAAC